TTGCCGTCTGATGGGTTAGTCACCCAGTACACGTATCGAGCTAAGATGCCACCGAATAGTCTTACCTCGTTTTCTCCCTCGTTGTATGTGTATGTAGTGAATGAATTCTTTTTAGCTGAGCCTTTTGTTTCTCCGAAATTTAATGCCATTGTATGTCCTCGTATATAAGTGTTATTTGATTGTTATTTATCTTTAGTAAGCGATTACTCTCTAGTTCCTTAATGGAATAGTTAGCAAACTCTAGCGGTATAGTTGTTGTAGTGAAAAATGAAAAGTCTAAATAATTTCTAAGACTAGCTAAGTGTAGATATTGTACTAAGTTAGAGTTAGGAGCCTTTTGTCTGTTTAATAGTAAGGGTTCTGGGTTAACTATGAAGCTATCCCCAATAAGTTTTAAGTATAACGCAGGGTCTCTATATAAGTGGGGGTTTATAAGCACATCCATAAGTCTAAGTAATTCTTCCGAAGAACCATTGCTAAGACTTACCATACTATCCCAATTAAATTTTATCATTTATATTTCCACTTTTCAAAACATATTATACCATCTGTTCAGCGTTTTGTCAAGAAATATTTTTTAGTCGGTATCCCTCTTTCACATAGGTTCCAGTTCTGGATTCTGCCTGTCTTGCTGCAGTTTTTCCCTTTAACTGTATGTCTACGATAACAGGGTCTTTCTTGTTATCACACACCCTAATAACTCTTCCTATTAACTGTATTAGCAGGGGTTCATTATTAATGGGTGTACCTAGTATAAGGCATGACAGTTCGTTTAGGCTTATACCTTCACTGAAGATACTCTGAGTGCCAAATAGTATCTCCTTCTCTCCTGTCTTTATCATCCTCATACCTTCCTCTCTTTCCTCAGTAGATAGCCCTCCTGTTATGCTAATAGCATTGTCGCCACACAATTCTGCACATGACTTTAGAAGAGAAACCCTATCACTAACCACCAGCACTCGGTGACCCTTCGCAGCGTACACAGAAGCTAGTTGAGCTATCATATGCTGGTACTCCGGGTCGAATGCTACTTGGTTAATTCTAAGCGCCCAAGGAATAGAAGCTCCATCGGGGAATCTCACTTCGCTATGTACTCTAGTTATACTAGGTACCATGAAATTCTCCTTTTTGGGTTGGTAAACAATACTTCCAAAGTAGTCTTTGAAAATAACGTGCTTACCGTCTTTGCGTTTAAGCGTACCCGATAACCCTATCTTGTACCTAGCTTTCATTTTATCAATGATTTTACTAAAGGTAGGGGCACTGACGTGATGGCACTCGTCAATCATTACAGTACCGAATAGTTCTGAAACTTCCTGTACTCTCTTACTTAAGGTTTGGACATTGGCTACCACTATAGGAGTGCTAGTGTCGAACTTACCGCTTCCTATAATACCCGGTTCAAACCCTAATGTTTTCTTTATCTCCTTAGCCCACTGCGTACGCAACCCTACAGTGTGTGTGATGACCAAGGTCTTCTGTTTAAGCTTAGCTGCCACAGCTATAGCAGTAAAAGTTTTACCCCAACTAGTGAAAGCATTAATCATACAGCTATCATTAACTTGGTCATATACTTCTTTCTGCGATTCTCTNAGCTCTAGTTTAAACTCTGGAAACTGTACTACATTTCTAACTCTTTTATCTACTATCTCATACCCTTCTGGCACTAAGTCCATTCTTCCGGAAGGTACGCTGGCTAGCTCTGTATTTACTCTAGCCATTGTTTTAATTATCTCGGGTGGTAAGTCGAATCTATACGCTGGTATAGAGTAGGTAAGAATACTATCTAATTCAGCTTGCATCTCTGCATCTGCATTAAGGTATATCCTATTAGTTAGAATTGCTCTAGTTTTCATTATTTAATCCACCTATCTTCAAGACATATTCCTTTAGGGTCGTTGCAATGTCTAGTTATTTCCTTCATATTACGTAAGCATCTAAATAGCCCAGGTAATGCCGCTGAAGTCCTGTACTTACAGGTGCTACACTGAATGTGTCTTGCGTATACGTCTATCATACTAATATCCTCTTATTTTTCTTATTGATAATAGAGAGGTCCCAAAGTATGTGACCTCCATCGTATTCCAGTACCCCTATGAACGACGTCTCGGGGTCTACTGGGAAATTAAGTGTGAAAGGGCAAGTTCCTACCCCTTTCACAACAGACCCTACACCTTCTACATATTTAATATAATCTATAGGTTTATATACTAAAGGTACATATCGAGTCTTATTATACACGAATAAAGTACCTCTACTGTCTATCCATCTGTACGCCTTAGCATTATGTTTAATTATATCTCTAATACTATTGAAGGCCTTCTTTAGGGGGTACTTTCCCTTTACGTCCATCCTTAGTCGTCTAGCTCCTAAGGTGTCTCCAGGTAGGTTAGTGTCGTCTATTACACTGTCCCCGTACTTGTCCCTTATGATTAGCTTTGTACCTTCCTTACGAACATACTCAGCAGGTCTTATAGGGTATACAGGGTATAGAAACTTAGACCAATTCACTATACTGTTTCTCGAACTTACCAAAGGAGTAGTCATCTCCAATCTCTACGTCTACTCCAATTGGGCAACCTAAGATAGATACTCCTCTCTCCTTCTGGGTTAACTCTGCCATCTTCTTACAGAACTTCTCTACGTCCTCTTCTTTAACATGGGCTACAATAGAGTCATGTACTAGCGCGAAGATATCAGCATTTACTTTCTCTTCTCTAACCCAGTCATTAAGTTCTACCGCTGCTAATAAGTTTATGTCACTAGCTACTGATTGAACTAAGAAGTTGATGCCAGATCGAACTTCATGGGATGCGATACCCTGGTCTTTAGACTTTACATTTGGAAGCCTTCTCTTTCTGCCTAGTAATGAGTAAATACTACCATTAGCCATAATCTCTTCTTTAGAAGTGTCTAGCCATAGCTTTAAAGTAGGAAACGTTTTAAAATACTTAGTAATAGTATCCTTGGCTTGTTTTATAGAGAATACTTTTCCACTATCTTTAGTAACAGTTTCAGATACCTTAGCAGGCCCTGACCCGTACATAATTCCAAAAGTAATAGCTTTAGCAGCCTGTCTTGCTGTTGGGTTCAATGTCTTAACATCCTCTACAGGGATGTCAAGGTCGAATACCATCTTAGCAATTGTACTATGCAAGTCTCCGCCTGTTTTAAATACATCCTGTAGCTTATGGTCGTTACTAAGAACTGAAGCTACATATACCTCTGCGGTTGCTAAATCCTGAGATACAATTTTATATCCTGGAAGTGCTTTTACGCACCCCTTAACAGCTGCGTTATCTCTAGGAAGCTGCTGCATATTAATCTTTCCACTACTAGACAGTCTGCCCGAAGTTGTAGAAGTTAGATTAAAACCTGTTCTAATTCTACCGTCTCGGTCTACCTCTGGGATAATCTTATCTAAGTACGTATTCTTAATTTTAGTTTTCTGTCTAATATTAAGGATTACTCCTGGGATAGGGTGAGAATCTGATAGCTGCTTAAGTACATCAGCATCTGTAGATTGAGCACCTGTACCAGTAAGCTTACCTGTAGGGGTTAGACCCAGGTAGTCGAACAATAGTACTCTTAATTGCATAACACTATTAGGATTAAATACCTTGCCTTGTGCTTTCTCAAAGGCATGAATCTCAGTATATTCATACAACTTATCCTTAGCTTCTTCAATCTCTTTTTCCATCAAAGCTTGAACTCTTGTTAGTCTACCCATATCAAAAGGGATACCGTTCTGTTCAATGTCTTTTAGGAAAATCATACCCGGAACCATAATATTCTTATATACCTTTTTAAGGGCATCGGACTTAACAATAATCTCTGAAAACTTAGCATACAGAGTATAAGTTACCGCAGTATCAATTGCTGCGTACTCCGAAATAATATCAAATGGTATTAAGTCATAAGTAAACTGACCTTTTAAAATCTTATGGTCTTTACAATATTGAGTTCTAAACGTATCTAAATCCTTGTCATAGTCTCCATAGTCTGTATATTTCATTGCCAAGGATTTCAAACCATGAGTGCCCTGAGTCTCATCTAATACATAGTGCATCAGCATAGTATCAGATATTTTTGGAAAGTTAAATCCAAAATGATACTCTAACATCTTTAGGTCGAACTTAGCATTGTGGAATACTACTAACTTACAATCGAATAACTCTTGCATTAGCCTTTCAGTTTCTTCATCCATACAGTTAGTATCAATATATACTCCCTGCTCTTTCTTATGAGTTAAAGAGATACCCAGCACATACCCATCTCTCGGGTATAGGGCTGTAGTTTCCGTATCGCAAGCAATGTGTCGTACGTTAGTGTCTTCGATAACTTCTCTTAAATATGTATTAGCTTCTTCAGTGTCTTGTATTCCTCTGAAGTCTCCCGAGATTGTAGGTGGCTTAACTCCAGATACATATCCGTGTAGTTTGCCCACTGCTTTATCCCATAGGGGCTTAGCTTCTGGCTTGAAACTAAGCATTGCAGGGTTAATCATAGGGATAAACTTATCCTCAACTAAATGACCTGCGAACTCTGTTACAGCACTGATACCTGCAATATACTTACAGGCTTCAGAGCCTATTAGAACTACATAATCATATCCCTCTGAGTCAAACTGAATGTCTACATCCTTCTTTAATAACTTCTTCACCTTAATAGAAGATAGGTGGAACATATCGAAGTC